GGCGGTCCCAGTCGATCTGTGGCTCGGCTGCTTGCTGAACTTGAACTTGCAACGCTCCAAGTAACTGTGCGTACTGACTACGCTCGGCACGGATTGCTTCAGCCTCCTGCTCGACTTGCTTTCGCACTTCGGCAATTTGCTGGGTCTTCCGTGTGTAGTCTTGTGTCCGTGAGTAACCTTTTTGGAGTTCGTCCAATGTCACCGATACTTCTTGTCCGTCAACTTTGACGGTGAAGGTCTGTGGCTGGCTTTCCTCTTCAGATTCATCACTTTCTTCAGACTGTTCGTCGTTCGTTTCATCATCGGCTGCGTCTGCACTCTCCGATAATTCTTCGTCCAACGCCGCAGAGTCGGATTGCTCCTCCTCTATTTGCGCCTCGTCAATTGACTGTTCTCCCTCATCGGGCAGTATTGAAGAGATTGCATTCACCGCTTCGGTGATACTCATTGGCCCTGCTGGGACACTTCCTTGTGGGGTTGGTGTTGACATGGCTGCTTTCTAATTACTTACTGACACGCTCAATGGCACGCTGTGCCACCTTTGCGTTGTCCATCATTTTTGATAATTCTATTTTCAGGTTCTCAATTGCCTTGAGCATAGACCAGGCGATCTCTCGCTTGGCTGACTCTTCGGGCTTGGTAGACCTGAAAACCCAGACCTGATCTGCCTCCATCTTGTTGATGGCAGTGTTGAAGGACTCATCCTCCAAGAACTGTTTGGCTTTCAAGCCCTTGCGAACTATTTCTTCATCATTCATTTACGCCATTCCTGTAGGGTTGATGGGCGCAGCCATAGGTTGCATCGCCTGATTGACGACATTTGCCTGTTGCTGCAATACTTCTCGATCCATGTCCTGCGCAGCCTTAATCTCCGCAGTACTGATCTGTGTGTTGTACTTTAACTCAAGTTCGTATTTCTTTAGTAGTCCATCTTGGGCTAACTGGTCACGACGGAAGTCGTCGTCACGAATCATCTGATCGCGCTTGAGTTCCAACTCAGCCGCCTTTTTCTGAATGTCGGCCTCAATTGACTTGGCTTGGACCTGCGCCAGCACCTCTTCGGGGGTCGGTTTTGGTGCTGGTGGGGCTGGTGGCTGGTAGTCGGCGGGGATGGCGTTGAAGTACTGGCTGGTATCTGCAAAGCCGGACATCTCCACGATCTTGCGCAGGGTATAGGAATACTGCGAAGGGGTCACCAGCGGATTCTGTGGGCCAAGTTGGGTCAGAGCCTCCTGCTGCTTTGCGGAGATCATCATCAGGGCTTGCATACGCTCGTTAAGATCGCCATTGCCAAGCCCAATGTTGATGTTCACGTCCATGTTGGAGTTCCACGCACGGGGGTCAATCTCCACAAACTCATTGCGCAGACGGATCATGCGGGGCTTGTCCTGGTGGGTAGTCATCAGGAACAGGATTCCCTTGAAGAGTTTCTTCATACCCTCGGCCATCAGGCGCGCCGTCAGTTCAATACGACCTTGGCTTGCGCTGATGGTGGCCGCAACCGCCGCCTTGGTGCTGGACTGCAACGCATCAGCGTCCAGACCCATAGCCGCCTTGCTCATGCCGGTTCGATCTTCCTTGATCTGGTCCATGTAGTCCAGCATCGGGAACGCTGCCTGTCCAACAAACGGGGTAGACAACGGCTGCACCATGCCAGGCGCGCGCATACGGATCACGGCTCCAGTCTCGTTGTTCAGCACGTCGTCCATGTTGACCTGGCCCTCGACCACCGCAGTGCGGGGGTGGATGGACTGTGCCAATGAGTCAAGGGTGTTGCGCAGAATTTCTGACTTGATCTCTTGCAGGTCGTGGGTAATGTCAAAGATGGACATCGCTTCAAGTGGGGATGTGTGTGGTTCAGGGTCGCAGGGAAAGTCCACAAACGGGTTGTAAGACGCAGGTAAGTTGCGGACAACCTTGTATCCGGCTCCGATGCAGCAAATCTTGCGCAACTCAGGGATGCCGTCGCCGTCGTAGTCGATCCGTGCGTATGCCTCAATATATAGAACGCGACGCTGCATTGGGTTGGCAGAGTCGTTGGTTCCAAAGGTAGTGGACAGGGGCTGGCGCGCCAGGTACTCCTCGTTGTTGTCCAAGTCGGTGGAACTGATGTTCTCCTCGATCTCGTCCTCGTCGTAGCCCATTGCCATCAACTCGGCGACTGTGGCCATCTTGCGGTGGGCGATAATTCCTGCGTCGTCAAAGGAACGAGCGCGGCGATCAAGCAGCAACTCTTCAGGTGGGACGGCCATGATCTTGATCCGTCCGTCCTTCATCACGCGCTTGATCTGCACGTCGTGCAGCATCGGGGGTGGCGGCATTGGGACGGGCTGTCCGGTCATCGGGTCGATCTGTGGCAACATCTGCTGCATCTGCTTCTCAAACGCAGGGTCAGGGTACGAGACAACAATCTTGACCTCGGCGGCCTCATCCTCTAAAAGTTGCAGGGTCTGGTCATCCAGTCCGCTGTACTCCTCAATTCGGACGCTTTCCACGTCCTCCCACCAGTACTTTGCGATTCCACACTTGCGCACCAGCGCGTCTTTGAAGATCGCGTAGGTGGTCATGAAGCCGTTGTTGTCCTTGGTGAAGATGAAGTTGGCGTAGTCGGTGGCCTGTTTTGAATGCTCCACATCTTCAGGACCTTCGGGGGTGTACTCGACGACGTTCTCTGTGCTGAAGAAGACACGCATCAGGCTGGGCAGCATCGCGCTGACTGTGTCGCGCACCTCCATAGCCACAACCTGCGAGCGTCCCTCTTCCTCATTCCCAAAGGGATCGCCACGGTAGTACTCAGTCCCACGGGCGCGGGTTGGAGAAATATCGGAGTCGATATAACTGATCGCGTCGGTGATGTCCTGCGTGATGATGCTCTGCAACTCGTCATCGTCCATCTGCTCTTGGGCTGCGATGTCGGTGCTTGGGATGTCAATTGGGAGATCGTTCATGTTCATATCGGTACTTTCTTCAAGATCACGTACATGGAGTCAACGGCACGGGGCGTGCGCATCAGTTCCTCTTGGGGTAATTCTAGGGCAGCGCCGTACTTGCTGAGTCTGCACTCAAGGTGCGTCATTTGGAATTTGGTGTCCTTCCAGCCCAAGTACCACGACCACTCGCAGTAGTAGACCCATGACTTCTCGTTGAAGGCGCGGACGTGCGTTGGGTCTTGCCAGGCTCCAAGGCTCAAGTCATACGGGACGTGGATGTGCATCTCGCCACCCATCTCAAGCATATCCCTGCAATTCTTCATCGCAGCCACTAGGTCGGGAAGGTGTTCAAGTACGTCGTTGGCAATGATCTTGGAGAACTCGCGCTTTGGTACTGGCTTGCAGATGTCCATGACCCAGTCGGCTCCGACATCATCACGGATGTCTGCGTTGACGCAGCCCTCGCGCCGGTCTTTGCCGGAGCCAAGATTAAGAATTAAACCAGTCTGCTGCATATTTCGGCCTGTTTTCGATGATCCACGGCTTGGCCTGGGCGACCAGTTTTTCTCCGTCAAGGCCAATAGTTTGTGAACCAATGTGGTGAACGTAGGATCGGGATAAGTAATGCTGGAATCCAGCGGCGCGTAAGTCTTCACAGTGGACGTCATCGGAGTACCAGTTCAAGGGTGGGAACTTGAACGTGTTCCACGCCTCGTCGCTGATCCACCCGAATATCGGGGAGAGGCACTCCATCGGCAAGATGGCGTCCTCGTAGGGGTATTTGAAGTAGTTCAGTGTCTGATTGAACGGATTAGACCTGACGTTCTGCACAGGTCGGGCGGCGTCGCATCTTGCGGAAACCCAGCCCACCGGCTCCTTGGTTTCCTTTTTGAGTTGCATCACGTCTTCCATCAGGTACTTGTAACTGGTGGGGGTCAGGACGATGTCATCGTTGGCCACCACCACGGAACTGAACCCGTCGGCAAAAGCCCTGTCGATGATGGCGTTGTAGGCGTCACCGAAGTTGCTCTTGTCGCCCTCCATCAAGTAGTCAGCCTCAAAATTGTCAATCACGTGCAAGGGTCCGCGCAGGTAGACGGGGACTTCGGGGCAGTACTCTTTGATGCTGGCAAGCATCACGGCAAGGCCCTTGCCGGACACGGTTGAGACGCAGATCGGTGCGATCAATCTTCGCCATCCTCTGAATCCATCTCTTCGTCTTCGGCCTCGCCGGTGTTCGGACCACCAACGACCCACGCGTCGCAGGTACGTGTTCCGGCGCACTTGAAGTCGAAGATTTCGCAATAGCCAAGGTCAGCCAACTTGATAGTTCCCCAGGGGTCAGCCTCGTTTCCGATGCCGTCAGCGATGCACTGCTTGACAGAATCAGACACATTGAACGCGGCGCAGTTCCCGCAAAGACTTTGCTTGGCGTCGCTGACTGAGACGTCCCAGGTGTCTGCCTTCTTCTTCCAAAACGGGGTGTTTGGCAGTGCGGGATTCTCAGGACCGTAGGCTGCGGTGGTGATCGCCTTGGCGCGGTTCTTGAGATTTAGGGTGATGTCTTGCGTGGGAAGTGGACACTTCTTGGTGTCTGTGCCCTCCTTCATCATCTGATCCATCGCGCCCTTGTAGCGTGACGGAACGTCACGGGTTGGTTGTGTGGCCATTACTTTTTACCCTTCTTGAGTTTGCTTGCCTGGGACAGCGCAATCGCAACTGCCTGTTTTGGGTTCTTCACGACCTTGCCGCCAGCGCCTGAGTGCAGGGACTTGGTCTTGAACTCGTGCATCACGGATGCGATCTTTTTTGCTGCCTTGTCAAGTTTCATTTTCATCTCCAAAGTGAATGCCCAATTATGCAACTCGCGGGATATTTCGGCGCAGGGGCTTGTTCCAAACGGAACTCGCGGCGGAGCCGTACATTCCCATGATGGCGTCGCTGGCAAAAGTAAGACAGAATGCGTCACCGCGATCAGGGGAGGCCAAGCCACGCTTGCGAATCTCATCCTTGCCCTCAATCTGTATCTTTCCCGAACTTGTGAACGAGTAGCGCACAGCCGCCAGTTCAGCGATTAAAGACTCATCCCTGGGCATCTTGCAGTCGCGCTGCTCAAGCCAGGCTTTCGCCTTGTGCCACAACTCAGCCTTCAGGTTCCGGTACGTGGCGCCCATTGCCGGTGACTCCGAGACATTGATGCCACGGGCTGGGAGTTTGAGTTCTCGCAGCCGGTCAACGACGCCGGCGCCAAGGCCGATGCTGTCAACAAGAATCTCATGGGGTCGCTGGCTCGGTTGCAGGGCTTCGTACTCTGCCACGACTGCACCCGTCAGTTGCATCAGGTCCAAGTTTTTCCACGTCTTCACTGGTTCTAGAACGGCATTGCCCTGACGCTTGCACAGGGCAGACCTGTCGGAACCGAACCGCGCAACGTCCAAACCCCACACAAGACGGGCGTGCGCGGACGGCTCGACGTCACGGTTCATGGCCAGTTCAAGCAGTTCCATTGGTATCACGGTGTCGTCGTCGCTGCGCGGGAACTCACCAAGTACGCGGATGCGGAAGGCGTTTGACTCCTCGCCGTAACGTGAGCGCATCTCATCGACGTAGGCGTCAGACACTCGCGGAGAGTCGGTGCAGTTGACGCGCATCGTGACCCAGTCATCCTTCAGCCTGTTGTGGGTGTCGTAAAAGAACCCCGAACTGCGCACAGGGTTGCCCAGCAACAGGGTCACGGCAGAGTGACCCGACATTGATCCGGCTGCGGCCTCAAACACCTGTTCAGGGATACCCGACGCCTCGTCCGCGACAAGCATCACGTTCTCGCTGTGGACGCCTTGGAGTGCCTCGGGCTGCTCGGCTCGTGATGTCCTGGCCGAGATAAACGCCTCGTTGGGCGCGTCTTTGACCTCGATGCGGTCCTGCTTGACCTCAAGTTGATCTCTCAGGGTTTCGGGAAGCGCCTTCACCCAGCGCTTCAGTTCCGCGAACAGGGCGTCGTACAGTTGGCTGGATGTGGGAGCCGTCAAGACGATTTTCACTGGGAAGCGCAGGAACAGATACCAAAGGATCGCCCAAGACGCTGCTGTTGACTTGCCCACGCCGTGGCCTGATCTGACGCTGATGCGTCGGTTCCCGTCCGCGATGTGTGCAAGAAACTCCTTCTGCCAGTCGTCGGGCTGCGTGTTTAGCACCTCCTGGACAAACAGGGCGGGGTTGTGCTTGTAGCGCTTCACGAACGCGATGAACGGGTTCTTGTCCTCGGCTGCGGTCATGGCCGCGATCTTGGCAATTGCTTCTGTAGTCAATTCTGCATTTTTTTTATTTTTTTTGGGGAGAGGGGCGAGTTCCGTCGTGGGGGTGGGGGGTGTGGTCATTGGCGGCTTTCTATGGGTTGTGGGCGGTGTTTGTCAGGGGCAGCATCAGTCCCGCCCCCGCCGATGGCGCGAAGGGGGGGGTCAGGCGGCTGGCGGCCAGTACCCAGCCCAAACCCCACGGAATTCCACGATGCGGAACTGTAATTGATACAGTGTTCATTATGTTAATAGGATTGCCACTTACGCACAGGTTATACATGGATTGTGTGGTCGCATGGTACTTATGCACAGGTTAATGTGACTAAGTGGACAATTTGGGTGTGGATAAGTCCTCCAGCACTTCGACATGGCGTAACGCGTCCATGCGCATCCCTTGGATGTTGATGCTGACCTGTTGACCCTTCTGCTGCGCGTAAGCAGGTGCGTTCCACCTCTCAGCCGTCCAATGGCGCGTTTGGATGCGTAGTTTGGCCAGGTTGACCTCCTCGATGGACGCTGAGTCGGCGATGTCCAGCGCGTCGGACACCATCAGATCGGCAGCCCTCACGCGCGCACGCGAGACCAATTCTACGTGTTCTGGCTTGCTTAACCATGTTTCCATAGCCGATCTGCCCACTCCCAAGTCCATGCATATCCGCGTAATCGACTTGCCCTGCTCCAGCATCACGATGATCTGCTCCTGCGGAACCTGATCCAATTTAATCAAGTCCTCCTTGCGTTTCGGTCTACCAGCCATTTCTAAGCCCTTTCTAAGCGTTTTAGTCTATCCAAGCACCCAACCTATCACCCAACCCATTTTCTCGTCAAATTTAGGCATTCCTGCCCGCCTCTGCTAGTTCCGTGTTGAACTTCTTTGGCAGCGTTGACGGCTTGCTGAAGTCCAAGTCACTTTCCATGTCATCGAACCCGCTGTCCCCGCCAACCTTCACCATTGTGGCTCCAGCGTCCAACTGCTTAATCTTGATGACCTGCTGCATCACCGCACCGGCCATCATCGTCTCGATCTCTTCCATGTTCCAAATGTGCCGTTGCTGAACTTCGGGTCGGAACTGGTTGTACAGCAGCGCGTCAGCCTTCGTCTTGACAATGACCATCACCGAGCCATCCACCATCTCATGCTCAATCGCCGCAATGTCAGGCATCGGCTCTATCCCGTTTGCTACCGCGTACCGCTCCAAGGCGTCATACCCCGCAATCATTCCCTTGACTGCTTTCTCCAACCTCTGCTCGTCCCGATTCTCTTGAGCCGTCCAAACCCGCTCCATCTGATTCCAAAACTTTGTCCTGAGTTCTGCATCCACCAAGTTAATCAACCTATCAGTACCCCACACAGCAATGTGGTCTTTGTTCCGATTGCTGATCGACAACAGCAACGAGTTCAACTTGACCTTGAACGGGTCGGCTGGAAAACTCGGCTGCTCAATCTTTGCCTCGACCCCACGTTTCTTTGTAACCATTTCAAACCTTTCTAATTTCTTACACGGCATCTAATCAATGTCAACGAATGGATGGGCATCCCTAAAGGGATTTGCCACCATTCGTTGACATATTTGCGTCAACGAATGGATAACCAATTGGTGACCATTCGTTGACCATTCGTTGATTTACAGACCAAAAAAGCACCGCTTTTTCTGCCCAAATACTTAAATTTACGGGCATTTGGCTTGCCATTCGTTGACCATTCGTTGATTCTTGGACATCAGAATTGCTCACTTTGTCCATCCTCAAAAACAACCCAAGCCATTTTGTTGAACACAACGACTTGGTTCCTGGCCATAAATTGGTTAATTAACAGGCTGAATTTCTGACTTATTTGCTTGCCAGTCTTGTCATATCCCCACACCTGCTTGAACTTTTCTTTCCAATGATCGACAGAAACCGCCTTATTTCTCTTGCCATCAAGGTCCATCATCTCGCCGTATTCCTTGATCGCCTTGTGCAGAGAGTCAAGACATAATTTCTGCGAAGCGCCCTGGCTCGTCATCAGCGGCGGCTTTTTCTCCTTCTTTTCCGTGTCAGCCATGACCCTTGTCGCCTCATCCGAAGGGTTAACGGCAAGGCTGATGACCGGCTCCAGCCCCAGGTTTGAGGCTGAGAGTTCCACCTCAACCATCTCAAACCCGATCTTGATGTTGTCCGCGCCGTCCTTTTGCTTGCTGATGGTTAGCAGCCCCGAACCCGCAATCCCATCCTTCTTCACGCCCGACTCCATCTTCAAGAGTTCGAGTTGCGTGTCCACGGCTCCTAAGAGTGAGGAGTGGCCGCGCAGTCCGCGGGTGGCGTCCTTGCCTGAGTGATGCAAGATCATGATGGTGCAATCAAGCATCCTTTGGACTCGTCCGATGTTGGTGATGAACGCGCCCATGTCCTGGCTGTCGTTCTCGTTGCCTCCTCCGAATGCCCTTGCCAGCGTGTCTATCTGTAGGAGGCTGAACTCCACGCCCGTCTCGTTGATGAGTTGTTGGATCGACAGCATGAGAAGGCTGAAGTCCTCTTCCGAAGAGCGCAGGTTCAGTTGGTGGCGTATCACGTAGATTTCTGCGCCCTGTTGCGTGTTGTTGTGTACCTTGCACGCCCTGATCCTTGCCCCGATACCGCCGTGTCCCTCTCCGCAGATGTACAGCACTGCGCCTGGAGCCTTGATCTCGTTCCCCATCCACGTCCTTCCCGTGGCCACAGCCTCGGCAATGTCCAAGGCGATGAACGACTTGTATGAGCCTGGCGGCCCGTACAAGGCGACAAAGGACTTCTTGGGGATGACCTTCTCAATCAGCCACTCGACTGGCTCGTCCTGTATCGTGTCCCACGACTCGATGTTGAGGAAGGCTGGCTTTGCTGGTGTTGACTCCTCGTGCATAGGAGCGTTGGAGTCGTAGTCATCCTGCGATGTATTTTCGTAGTGCGAGTCGTACTGTTCCTCGTTCGTGTCAGTATCCTGTTGCGTGATGGGTGGGAGTTTCTTTGCGAGTGCTGCGAGTTCCGATCTCGTCCCACCCATTTGCACCCACTCGTAGGCGTCATCGCCTGGGAACGGCAAGTCCAAGTCCAAAAACCTTACTGACTTGGCCACCGGCAGAAGGTTCTTGATTACCTTCTTGGCGTACTTCTTCCCCGCCTCGTCGTTGTCAGGAACAACCACCACGTTGGCTCCGGCGAAGTACTGCGTTATCTCCTCCGGCCAGTGCCCAGCCCCTGCGTGCGACGTCGTGGCGATGGCTCCGATTGAGACTAAGGCGTCGGCTGCCTTCTCGCCCTCGACCAAGTAGATGGCTCGTCCCGCTGTCTTTGCGTCCAATAGTTCGGGGAACCTGTACGGGACGATCCTGCAATCGCCCAGCCTGGCGTGCCGACGGCCTAAAGCGTCAACTCGGACAAGTCTGTAGTCCTTGCCCTTTTCGGTGTTCGTCTTGAACCTCTGCTTGATGAACAGGGTGTTCCTGTCCTCGTCCAAGTACTCCCACTCCTTCTCCAACTTCATGGGCTGCGGAGCGAGCGTGGCGAGGCTGCTGAATATCTCGTCGCGCTTAGGTAGTTCAGGCAGCAGACCCCTGTCCTTAATCGCGTTGAACACGTCCTGCTGGTCGCACCCGCCGTGGCAGTGGAACAGGTACTTCCCGTCCTGGGACTCAGAGATTGATAGGGATGGGTTCTTGTCACCATTCCCTTTGCCGTGTGATTGGACTGGGCATGACGCCAGCCACGATCCGTTTGCTTGCTTCGCGTTGCCTAGTGCCTGAGCTATTTGTTCGGCTTGCATATTGTTTCTACCTCGTTTATTCTTTTACCGATCCA